GTTTCTATTAAATGTTTTCGAAACTTGCTCCTTGTGGAGTGATTACGAATTCAATGTCAATAAATTCAAGAGCCTTAGTAGGTTTCAAGAAGATACGACCTGACATAGAGTTTGAATCAAAATCCTCAGGATTGTTAGATACTGTTACACGGAAATCAGTAATACCTCTGTCTCTACGGATAGCGTCCAAGATTGGGTTTACAGAATCCAAGAACTGTTGTCTTACAACTGCATCGTTTTGTTCGAATAGTAATCTGATTGCCACCGCTGAAATAAGTTTACGAGCTTGTAATAACAATCTTCTAACGTTAATTCTATCAAGAGGGCTTTCTCTTATCTGAAGAGTTTTGTTACCCCAAATTACAGTACCAACGTCATTGAATGTTGCAATTGGGTTAAGTCTTCCTTGGTAAAGAGTATCTCTATCAAGTTGAGTGAGTCTACGTCTTGCTCTTACTGAGTTAACAACACCTCTTGTATAACCCGCAGTTGCGAACCATGGGAATGAAATATTATCTGTAAGTGCTAGATTACGACAAACTTCAGCAGTTGGCGGGATATAGATTTGAGTGTTGAATACACTATCACGAGTAAGTACCCATGGGTAGTAAGTAACAGTATAGTTAGAATCAAATCCTGTATCGGCAAGTGTGTCTACAGCATCTTGAGGGTAAATAAAATTATCCATAGATGTTGAAGGTTGTAACAAGTCAAAGTCAGGTGTTGTAGTAACATAAATTGAGTCAGCTCTATCAATTTCAACCATATCTATTGCGGCTCTAACTAAAGATTCGTTATTTACATAATCTATACCAGGAGTTGCAAGAACGTTAATATTGATGATTGCTGGGTTGTTTAATGTTTCAATACCTATCTTATATGCATAATAGTCAGTATTTGCGTAATCAGAAGTATTATCTTCAACTGTTATTTGTCTGAAAGCGCCCCAACCTGTTGCATTTGTGTAAGGAGGACAACCAACCTGAGCTCCAAATAAGTACCCTGATTTACCAAGTACAAATTGGTCTCCATTAGTTCTTCTTTCACGGTAGATATCCCATCCGTCAAAACCACCATAAGGTAATACAGTGAACTTTCTTGAGTAAGTTCTATAATATGGATTATTTGATTCTATTGGGTCAGTCGTAAATGAAGTTATACCTACTTCAAACGCAGTTTCACCAGAGTTTACATAGACTGAAGAAATTGTAACAGCCGTTGCACCACTGTCCATGTGAAAACCTTTTGTTTGTTTACTCCAATCTAAATATTCTTGTTCAGTACATGAAAGTTGAGATGGATTCTGTTTACCTTTGTAGTCAAAGAAGTTAGCATCCCAACCAACTGATGAACTAAACCCTAAATAAGTTCTTCTAACATTATCTCCTGAACTTATAGTACTGTTTTCGTTACCTGTAGAAAGTCCAAAAGGAGGGTTAGAAATAACATCACCTGGTAAATTATACTTAGTTTTGTAAATTGGGAAAACTTCAGTTTGAATTGGATTAACCGATGAGTTATAAGTTCTGATTAAATAACCTTCAAATCCACAAGGAAGTGCATCAGAAGGAGCGTCTTCATTAACTTCTAACATAATATATTTAGAAAGTATTTCATACTCGCCATCGGCAGTACCAATTTTCTTGGCCACATAGTTGTTTTGTGATGGGTCCATAGAACAATTGGTGTATTTTTCAAACACAACAGGATTTTGGTCAGTGTCGTTGTAATCTCTAACTAAAACGTCAAAAGTCATGTTTTCAAAAGACATATTTGCAATTGAAACCTTAACTTCTCTGTTAGAAGAATTACCATCAGATATTGTCAAATATCTAAATAACTGATAAACAGTATTACCACGAAGTTCTGAAACAATCCAAGGAGATACAGCTGTTTGATATCTTTCCAAATAGTTAGCCAAAGAATTAAGGTTTCCACCTCTAGCTTCTTCATTTGTTAAGAAACTATTATTGATACCTCTAATTTTGTTATTGTTATAACCATAAGATAACAATGTTGGGAAAAACTCTTCAACAAATAAAGGTACATCCACTCTATTCTTTTGGAAATTTCCTGTTCCAAATACTTTTGACACAAAATTTGCTTTAGTATCATCTAAACAAGACTCAAAACTAAATGCATTACCATCTTTATCAGTACCTGAAACTCCAAAAGTGGCAAATGGGTCACTTTGTGCATTTAAGTAAATACCTGTTGTACTTAAAGAAGCGTCTGAAGTACCAGAAACTTGATAGATAGGTCCATCTGATGTTGTATTAAATTCTGAAATACCTCTTGAACGTAATGTTGCCAAAACTAAATTATTCCAGTCAGCATTTACTCCAGTGTCCGCCCCAAAACGGAATTGGAAACCTCCAAGTTCACCCGCTCCATTTACTGGATTTATTGAATTCAATCTCATGTAGAACGAATAACCGGAATAAACATTACTACCGGCGCTATTAGGAGCAAAAGCCGCGTAATACCATGGGTCGTTTTTAGTATCAGTTATTGTAACCGCACTAAAAGATACCTCAGGTAAACCAAATGCATTGGTAACACCTGAAAGGGTATTGTATGTGCTAGAAGATAATGGACCCCAAACAATTGTGTTACCTGAATTTGCAGTTGTTATACCATCCACTAAATCAAGTAAGAAAGATTCCAAGTCAGATTGATAAGAAGACGTACTACCATCAAACTTTGTGTATTCCTTTGTAAAGTTAACTCCACCAGCGCCGTAAGCGGTAGTTGCAGAAAAATTACTTGGAGGTGTTACAAAATCAAAATTCACAGTTGAATTAGTCGTGTTTGCGGTAAACAATAATCTAAATGAAAGTGGAGAACCAGCACCATCAACTCCAAGAAAAACACTACTTGAGTCCAAATTAGCAATAGATGTTATTGTCCATGATGGACCCGCATCGTAACCAGATAAACCTAAAATTCTTGTTACAAATAATTGATTTGATTGTTGTAAGTAAGCCTTTGCAATATATGCGGCTTCATACTTTGGAATTTGTGTGTTCACAAATTTTTCAGGTGAAGTTGTACCGAAGTAGGTTTGAAACTCATCATAATTTGTCACAAAAATCGGTTCAAAGGCTGGACCCTTGAGTGTTTCACCCACGATACCAAGCGTTGTAACACCGACACTTTGTGCAACGAATGAAAGTTCAGTCTCGGTAGTATAGACACCCGGAGAAACGAAAACTTTTGTTGCCATTTAACTTTTTG